TTAGCAGAGGATATTATGAAAATTCTCACCTGTTATTCTGCCCGTTTTTACGGAAGAAGAGGCGGAAGAAAAAAGAAAAATACGACTGAAAATGAATCTAACGAATCTAATGGAATTTGAAAAGGACAAAAAGGCATATACGCCGATATGACAGCATTCATCGACACGGAAAACGTATCAGAATACGGCGACAACGGAACGATTAGCCAAGCGCAGAGTCAGGAGGAGAGGCAGGCCGGGGCAAAGCTACCGATTATCGGCAACGCGAAAATTTTCTGGAAAGGCGAAAGCGAAACAACTGTAAATAATCAGGCCAAAGAATCGGGAGGTGGATCAGATGAAGATCTCCCGTTCTGACCTCAACATAGTCGCGCTTGACCTGGCGACAAAAACAGGCTGGGCATGCTTGATTGAAGGTAAAGTAAGTTCAGGCGTTCAAGTTTTCGACTTGAAGCGAGGTGAGTCACCAGGTATGCGGTTTTTGCGTCTACGGGCATGGCTGGACGAAATGATTGTATTGTCCGGGAAATTAGACGTTGTTGTTTTTGAGCAAGCTCATCACCGTGGAGGCGCAGCAACTCAGCTATGCGTAGGTATGGCCACTGAGGTTCTGGCCTGGGCAGCGAAAATAGGCGCTGAAACAATGCCAGTTCATACCGGGACGCTGAAAAAATTCGCAACTGGCAAAGGCAACGCCGGGAAGCCCGAAATGATAGATGCTGCGAAAAGAATGGGTTATTCCCCAGCGGATGATAATGAGGCTGATGCTTGTTGTTTGCTTGAATATGCGATGTGTGAATTGTGAAAAGGAGATATAATGCAAGAACTAAGCGACAAAATAGGCGACAATCAGTTCGCCCGGGTAGGTTGCCAGTGCATGGATTGCAACAAAGAATTTCAAATGAATATGGAACGAACAAGCGCAACCTGCATTGAGATCAAAAACGGCGCCGTCGGGAAGCGGTACGGAAATTATCTGTTCAAATGTTCTGAGTGTTTTAGGAAGAGCCAGGATTTCGGCCAGGATTGCGAAGTTTACAGCCGCGTTGTCGGATATTTGCGACCGGTGTCAAACTGGAATCCGGAAAAAAAAGAAGAATTTCAAATCAGGAAGAATTATGAAATGCCCTGAATGCGGCGCACCTATGGTGATTGCCGAATGGAATGGTTGGGTGTGGGAGTGTTTCCATTGTGATTATGTTGGCCGGACTGCTACGAACGAAGAGACCGAAAAGCATTACAGCATAAGGAGGAGGTTTTTAAGAAATGAAAAAAATATATCCGAGTAAAGCAGCGAAACGTAAAGCTGAGTACGAGCGCAGAAAAATCAAGAGAGACAACAAACGTAGTGAGTTCGCTCTTAGAGATGATGAGACAATAGAAGAGATGGCAAAGCGTCTTGGTATTCGTTTAAATTAAGGAGATTGAAAATCAAATACATTTGTGAAAAATGCGGGAAAGGGTTTGAATGCCGGCTCGAAGTAGAAGACGGTTGCGAACATCCATACTCATGCCCGTATGCTGTGGAAGAAAAGGACGAAATTTACGCAGGATGGGCAAAATGGATAGAATTCAAGGAGTCAAAAAATATGAAAAATAAAGATAAGTTCGTTATATGCAAGCTGTGCTGGCATAACGATGAGACAGATACCGCGTGCCGTGGTTGCGTATCTGGTAGCAACTTTGAGCTGAAAGACGTTTTTAATAATTGCACGGAATGCAATTGTGAGCAATCATCGCCAGAGAATGATGCAGGGCATAGTCACAATCGAGACTGTAAGCCGGAAGAAAATACACGCGGAAAGATATTGAGGAGGGCCCTGGACATTATTAACGGCGAACGGCAGGATCAATATGGGAATCCTGAGGACTCGTTCGCTCTAATCGGGAAATACTGGACTGAGTTTTTGAAGGCAAATGGCGTGATTGTGTGTGATCAAGTGATCATCAGCCCCAAGGAGGTAGCAGAAATGATGATGTTATTCAAAGTTGCACGGATGTCGGGGCAGAAGCCGAGTCTGGACAATTATCTCGACTTGGTTGGATATGCTGGGATCGCTGCGGATATGGTGGAGGAGGAGCTATGAATTTTACGGAATATCAAACGAAAGCGTTGGAGACAGCAATATACCCAGGCCGTGGTAAAAGCCTGTATTATCCGGCGCTGGGTCTCAACGGTGAGGCAGGCGAAGTCGCTGAAAAAGTTAAAAAGCTTGAGAGGGACAACGGTGGGATTCTTACGGACGAACGAGCCGAAGACATAGCAAAGGAGTTGGGTGATTGTCTCTGGTATATTTCTGAACTGGCTACACAGATCGGGGCAAGCCTGGAGGCAATCGCGCAGATGAATATTGAAAAGCTGTCTTCGCGTAAAAACAGGGGCGTTATTCAGGGGAGTGGGGATTCCCGATGACGCAATAGCTTTAATATTGTTGACCTGTCTTGATTTTTACTAAAAAAATGATATGGTAAAACAATGCGAATAATACAAGGAGCCGAAGATGGAGGCAAAGTCTAAGAACAAGGTGGGACGGCCTAAAAAATATGATCCCAAGGTGACGCCTCAGCTTGCAAAATGGATGCGAAGGTCTGGCTTGACAGACGAACAGATGTCAAAAGAACTTGGCATTTCAGTAGCCACAATTCATAACTGGAAAAATAAATATCCTGAGTTTTTAGAATCCCTAAAGGAATCGAAAGACTTTGTGGACAGCCTCGTTGAAGATTGTTTGTTGAAACGGGCTCTTGGTTTCGATTATGAAGAAGTCAAAATGATTGCGAAAAAAGAAGAAAGTGGCGAAAGTAAGGTAACAAGGATTGAAAAGATTAAAAAAAAGGTTGTCCCAGACACAACGGCACAAATATTTTGGCTGAAAAACCGCAAGCCGGGACAGTGGAGAGAAAAGGTTGAAACAAGCGGAAAACATGCTGAATCATTAGCAGAGACTCTTTCAAAGATGGCCGACAGGTTGCCAGGATGACCGTAGAATTAAAACTAAAGCCAAATTGGGACCGTTGGTATAATCTGATTGAACACCCGGTGCAGGTTGATTTGATGAACGCAATAAAGAACGGCGTAAGATTCCCGGTTGTTCCTGCTGGTAGGCGTTCAGGAAAGACAGAGAGATTCAAGCGATTCATTGTCAAGCAGGCATGGAAACATCCCAACGAAATGTTTTTTGCAGGCGCGCCCACTTATCAACAAGTAAAAAAAATATTTTGGCAAGACCTTAAACGGCTTGCGTTTACATCCACATTTCCAAAAAGTCCGTCTGAGTCTGACCTTGTTATTTATTTTCCGAATGGCTCAGAGATCCATTTAATCGGTTTTGATAAGCCTGAACGGTTTGAAGGTGTCCCATGGACCGGTGGCGGTATTGATGAAATAGCAAATACAAAGCCTGAAGCATGGGAGTTAAATATATCACCAGCCCTTGATACCGTTCATCCGGATAGACCGGACTACAGAGCCTGGTGCTGGTTGTTTGGTGTACCAGATGGCCTTAATCATTTTTATGATATATGCGAAATGGCGAAACAGGAGGTCAGCGGGTTTAAGCTGTTCCATTGGAAATCGTCTGAAATATTACCGATAGATGTCATTGAAGAAGCGAAAAGAAGACTTAGCGCAAAGCAGTTTCGGCAAGAATATGAGGGATCTTTCGAAACTGTAACGGGTCGGATATATGAGGATTATGGAACAGCAAATCACACCAAAGAAGAGATAAAACCACATGAGCGTTTACATTGGATGCACGATCAAAACTTCACGCCTCTTTCAAGCGCCATAGGGGTTATTAGGGAAAACAAATTATTTCTACTTGATGAAATAGTCCTTGAATCAGCAATAAGTAGACAGTCGGCAGAAGAATTTGTTGAGAGATACAAGAATCATGGAAATAAAAAGGTTTATGTTTATGGTGATCCGGCAGGCAGGGCGGGTGAGAAACATGGCCATGCGTCTGATTATACGGAGATTGAAGACGTTTTAAGGCAAAATGGATGGAAGTTTGTTCGTAAGGTAAAACCAAAGCATCCAGCAATAAAAGACAGGCAGAACGCACTCCGGGCCAGGATATGCAACGCCAAAGGCGAAATAAACCTTTTTGTCAACACTAAAAAAGCTCCGTACTGCCACAAGGGGCTTGCAACCGTCCAGGTCAAAGTCGGTA